TTGAAGTCCGGTACAAGCAGCGATCTATTTATTACGAGCAAGTTGTCGTCACCCGCAACGAGCATTTTAAAGCGCCCGACCAGGTCTTTGTAGCGCAAAGGCCTAGCACCGCCGTTGGCCACTGCCAGGGCGTAGGTGTGAGAACCCCAGTTTAGAAAGCCATTGCTAACTGTCGTATTAGGATGCCCACTTGGCCTCTGGCCCCTAACCTTGTACTTTATGCCCTTGGAGGTAGTGCCGTGCTTTTCTACCTCGCTCGCCAATATTTGTACCACGAAGTTCGGTGCGCCGTAGCGCCGAGCTTGCTGAGACTCGAAAGTGATAATGTCTTCATGGATTGACATGTCGAAAAACCCGAAATCGTCATTCCCGAACGTGACATCCTCACCCCAATCCATGACAAAATTGGCTAGATCAGACGAGCTGACACCGCTCGACAGCACACTGCCCGTTGCTATGCACATGTCTGTCTTTAGGCGCTCTTGGAAAGCCGCAACCCAAGGTCCGACGAGCATTACGAACTCGGGCTCCGAGCCTTGTATGAGCCTCGGTGGTTTGATCTTAGTACCCGCACTGGTGCTATGCAGGTTGATCTCTCTCTTGACAAACGCCGAACGCCTCGTGATTTTGTGTAAATATGCCTCCGGCAATGATTGAGGCATGTCGTTCTCATGATAGCCCAACTGGTCAAGCTTGAGGCAGGCCTCTCTCAGTTTCCTCTTTACTCCAGGCGAAGCCCCTGATCTGAGAATATACTTGGCTCGTGACCAAGCGACAATCGGGGAAGCCAAACAACCGGGCGTCATATCAGCCAAATTGTCGTGCAACCACTGCGTAAATTGCCGCATGTCTTGTTGCAACACGGGTAACTGAGGAGCCAACACCCTGCCATACAAGGCGGACAGCTCATTGTGAGCGCAAGGGGCATAGGAGAACCCCCGGTAGTGTGTGTTGCCAAAACCGTAACAGTGAGTGTCAGCTGTCACGCTGACAGGATACATACTAAAAAGGCGCCTGAAATCGCACTTGTTTGCCCTGGGCATAGCCAACGCATCAGGTTTCGGTGGTAAAACTGCGACTGCATTTGCATAACACGGCATGTCACGCATCCTCCAATATGTCTGTGGAACACAGTTGAACCATGGCATATCAACCTGAAAGTAACGACGCAACTTTGTGACAGCCTTTGGCAAGGACCTCAATGTGGCTAACAACAACGAGGCTGCGACAGCCCCCACAAGCCCGAACGCGCTGAGTCCGGCCTGCTGGGTCAAAACACCCTTCCGCGCGATAAAACATGCAACACCCAAGTTGTGGATGGAATGAAAAAACACGGCCGGTATTAGAGGCATGCAGCCCATAAAACCATGTAGGACTACTTGACCAACCCAAGCCCCAAAACTGGTGTTAGTAGTACCGCACGATTCCAACGTTCCGATAATCAAGCTGACCACGCCTTTATAAAATAACGACGTATCCTGGATTTGCAGCTCCCAGCGCTCTGAGAACCCCAGCGTTTTGTGCTTGAGCCATTCCTCAATTATGGGCGCTACTATGACCGTCAAATGCAACGCCAGGAAGAGGCCACTGTGAAGAGCTTCCGGCAGCTCCAACAAGCCCAGCGCGGAACATACAGCGACGCCAGCAAGCCTGCGCATAAACACTAGCGCTTCTTGTGGCAAGTCTAAATCATTCACCGACATGACTTGTCTGTAGAAATATCGGTGCGGTAGCTCGCCTTGCGTCTGCTTGCTCATAGCCTCCAGAGCCTCGCGAGCCATGACTTCATGGTCAAAAGCAGCTGCCCTAATGCCGAAAAATTGCTTTACCTTTGCGACTCTACCTAGGTTGACGACCCTGTTTTCAAAAGCCGGTACGTCGTGGTTCGCTCGAGGCGCATTTAGCCAGTTGCTGAACTTAAGGTACCTGCCCGCCCACCACGGCTCCACTTCCGTAGGCGACCCCCTATTTACCATTTTAGCAGCCTTGTGTTGCGCCGGTTTGGACAAAAATTTCCTGACGTCACGTGCAGCTTTGAAAGTCTTGTAACCCAGAATTAACCCAACCCACGTGAGAGCCAAAGAACAATAGCCAATAACAGCACGCTTCCAAACCAGGTCCTGTAGCCGCCTCTTGGTATCGTAGCGAGCATCTACGTTTGTCAAATTGCTCAAGTGATAATACTTGTGGTACGCTGCGAGCGGTGCCACGCGGCACGTGATTGCTGCTTGTTGTTCACTGGTGTTGACCGTTCTAAGCAACGCATTCAAACTAAAAGTGACTTGATTCAACAAGAGGTGGTCATTGGCTCCGTGCTTAGCCGCCCAAACCACTCCACAACTATCAACCATTTGCACAGGAATGTCAGCATACGTGTTGGTAAAATAGGTGTGGTACCAGGCATCAGGCATAGTAAAATTGGGTTCTCTGAACATTAAATCATCGAACCAGGTGTGTCTGCGCAACCCCACGACACGCACACGCTCCGTCGGCAAGTCGATTACCCTAGCATTTGGACCGTTCGGATTGGCATTTCCAGGAAAGTCACCGTGGCGCCTAATGACCGGCCCATTGTTTTGAGCCCCATCATTAATGTGGATTCCCGGTCGATAAAGCGCATTAGCGTTAGGCGCCGGCACTCCGATAACTTGTAACGGTCCATTCCATGGCCCGAAC